GTGATGGTTCACACCTAAATAAATAAATATGGATGTTTTAATAATTATAATTTCAATAATAATGTTTGCTACTGCAATAATGATGGGGCTTACTGTATACGGACTTTTTACCGACAAAGACAAAGATGGTATACCTGACGCATTAGAGCAAAAATTTAGCGAACTAAAAGAAGAAATTAGTAAGTTAAAAAAATGAAATACTTTACTTTAGATGAATTTGATTCACCAGATCATAAAGGTAGCGGTGTTAATATGGATAGTAATTTTCTTGAATTGCTCAACAACGCACGTGAAATTGCAGGGATACCATTTAAGATCACAAGTGGATATAGAACATCTGAACATAACCAAAAAGTTGGAGGTGTACAAAACTCAAGCCACCTCAACGGACTTGCGTCAGACATTGCTATTGGATCCGGTAACGAAAGATACATTGTTCTTAATGCCCTTATTAAAGCAGGATTCAAAAGGTTGGGAATCGCTAAAACCTTTATACATTGCGATACCGACTCTTCAAAATCAAACTCAGTCTGGACATACTAATACGGTAGGTAGTACGTTATGGATAAAAAAAAGTTTAAAGACACTCAAGTAGGAAAATTTCTTTTAAATAAGATTCCGGACGTAGTTCAGTCCGTTGCGGGTAATACAGCGGTAGGAAGTGTTATTCAAGCTATTATAGGAGGCTCCGATATGTCCGACGCCGATAAAGAAATAGCTTTAAAAAAGCTTGAATTAGAGCGAGCTGAAATAGACGGTACAACAAGGCGCTGGGTTGCAGACGCTAGATCCGGATCTTGGCTATCAAGTAACGTAAGACCTTTAACTTTAGTATTTTTAACAATTAGTTACGTTGTAGGTTGGTATTTAGGATATCCTTTAGACTCTATTACCGGTCTTCTATCGATTGTCATCGGAGGATATTTTGGTAGCAGAGGTGTAGAGAAAGTATTCGGAAACAATAAACACCAATAAATGGCAAAGCAAATACTTATTAACTATAAAAAAGTAAAAGTAAAAAGAAAGGGAATACATAGTAAGAATAAGCAATCTGCTTTAAAATCTTCAAAAAATTATACTAAGAAATATCGCGGTCAAGGACGTTAATGTTTATAATTGAAAGAATCTAATAGTTGATTTTTAAAAAAAAACGAAGTAACTTTGGTGGGTAGTGGGAAACTAACTACTTAATTTATATAAAATTATATATAATGCAAATTGACGAAGAAATAAGAAAAATTATAAATTATAAAACTTGGAGCGTAAAACGTAAAACGGATACTTTACTTAAAATGGATGCTGATAACTATACTAACCTTGGAACAGACTCAAGTAAAACCGAAAAGAAAAGCGTTAAAGCTATTAGTAGAAAAATATATAGAGCTATATCTATTATAAATCCTTTAGACGGCTATATACTAGAAGCCCATATGAATGAAAAGGATCTAACGAGTTTAGTAAATGTCAAAAACTAAAAAACTTTCTAGAGGTAAATTAGTAAAGAAACTCGATACGGTATTTAGTCAATGGGTAAGGTTAAGTAAAGCGGATAAAAAAGGGTATTGTACTTGCATAACTTGTTCTAAAAAAATACATTGGAAAGAGATTCAAGCGGGACATTTTCAAAGTCGGAAACACTACAGTACTCGTTGGGACGAACTAAACGTTTACCCGCAGTGTGTTGGTTGTAATGTTTTTAAATACGGAGAGCAATATAAATATTCTCTTTTTTTAGGAAAAGAAGTCTCAGAAGTATTATATTTGAAAAGTAAAGAAATTGTAAAGTTCGCTAATAGCGATCTAGAAGATATGATTAAAGATTATAGTCAAAGACTAAAAAAGCTTACTTGATTTTTTTCTTGTAAATTTGTTCTTTGTTTGAAGGGTGTCAGAAATGATGCCCTTTTTTTATTTAAAATATTTTGTTAATTATTTGTTTATTAAAAAATAAGTTGTATGTTTGTAGTGTCAATAATGACATATAATTAATAAAAGGGGTTAAGAGCCTCACGAAAATTTCGAAATATTAGATAATTTATTTTCAGTAGAAGATTGTCAAAATTTAGAAGAACAATTTGAAGTATTAAGATTTATAGCGCACATTGCTGATGAAGCCTTTAAAGAAGATTTAATGGAAAGGTATGAAGAGTTAGAGTGGGCAATAGAAACTTTAAAAGAGCAATTAAATATTCCTATATTTGAGCGAAGAGAAGATGAAGAAATGTTCTTAAAAGCATTTTATGCAAAAAAAGAATATTTAGATGATAAGGAAAGAAACGATCCTTTACGGATTGCAGTAAATGAATTAGAAAAAAACTTACTAAACTTAAAAGGATTTTAATTTTAACTGTATAAAGCCCCTTCAGAAATGTTGGGGTTTTTTGTTAATTAATTTTTACTATCTTTACAATATGAACAATTATACAAAAGCAGAACTCTTTGGCAAGGTACAAGAACTGCAATACGAAAACGAACAATTAAAAAAACAATTAATCTTAAAAACAAAAAACAATGGCTAAGAAAGAAACAAATATAAACGAAAAGCTATTTAACCTACAGCAAGAGATAGGAACAATTAGCAAAGACGCAAGTAATCCGTTTTATAAATCTAAGTACTTCGATATAAATTCTTTGATAAAACAATTACAACCTTTACTAAAAAAATATAAGTTACTTTTATTACAACCTATCGAAGAGGATATAGTTTATAGTAAGCTTATTTGTATAGAAGGATCCGGGGGAGTAATAAGCGGATTAAAGATTCCCGAAATAACGGATCCACAAAAACTTGGAAGTTGTATTACTTACTACCGCAGGTATACGTTGGCTAGTTTATTAGGTTTACAAGCTATAGACGACGACGCTAACGCGGCTAGCGGTAATATAAATCCAACTATCGAAAAACCTTGGCTAAATAAAGATACTTTGCAGTTTACTAAAGCTATAGACTTTTTAAGTCAAGGAGGTAATATTAAAGATATAGAAGCAAAGTATAAAATAAGTAAAGCAGTAAGAGATGAGTTATCTAAACTGTAAAATAAAAAAAGTATATTACAATACAATTTATAAAAATAAACCAATTAAAATAACTATATATGGAGATTACAGGAAATATCAAATTAATAATGGAAACGGAAACCGGAACCTCGAAAGCGGGGAAGGAATGGGCGAAGCGCCAAATAGTAGTAACGACTAACGAAACTTATCCTCAAGATATCGCAATAGATTTTATGGGAGATAAAATAACCCAAATAAATAATTTTGAGGTAGGTAACCCGGTAGTAGTTTCTATTAATATTAGAGGTAACGAGTACAACGGAAAATACTACAATAGTATAAACGGTTGGAAAATAGCCAATACGGTAGGGCAAGTAAATAACAACGAACAACAGCCCGCAAGAGAAAAGGTAGGAGATCTACCATTTTAAAAGATAGTTAACGGGGGATTAAGTTCCCCCTTTTTTTTATACTTTTATGTTAAAGAAATTAAAAGAAGGCGAAGAGTTCCCGGATGATTTTTGGAACTACAATATAAATCCTATATTAGGGTATAAATATAATCCAAATAGGAACGAGCAAGGAATTGATACAGAGAGAAAATATGCAAAACCAAGAATATGATTGCGCAATCTAAAAAATTACAAGACAAAATATTAGATATAAAGTACGGGCGAATAAAACAAGGCTTAAAGCTAGGTATACCGGAGATAGATGAACACTTGAGATATAAGCAAGGGAATTTTAATTTAATAATCGGACACGCTAATTCGGGTAAGACCACCTTTTGTATATATTTATTTGTCCTTTGGGCGGTAAAACATAACTTAAGGTTTTTAATTTGGTCAAGCGAAAATACTCCTCAATCAATAGTAAGAAAAATAATAGAGTTTAAAATGGGCTTACCAATTACGGAAGCTTCGGACGAACAAATTAATAAAGCTATTTCTTGGTGCGACAACCATTTTAAAATTATAGACGTAGAGGATTTATATAGCTATAAGCAATTAATAAAAGAAGCGAAACAAATTAAAGAAGCTTGGAATTACGACTGTCTCTTAATAGATCCCTATAATAGTTTAGCTAAAGATCCAACGTTACAAAAGCTTGTAGGTAATTCGCACGACTACGATTACCAAGTAGCGAGCGAGTTTAGACTTTTAGCTAAGAAGCAAAATATAACGCTTTATTTAAATGCCCACGGAGTGACTAGCGCAATGCGATCAATACATACAAACGGAGACTATCAAGGCTTACCTAAACCTTTAGGAATGGC